TCAAACTATCTCGAAAATGCCCTAATTAATGGCACTTTGAGAGCAACAACTTACACAGCGCCAACTACTGTATATGTAGGGCTATTTACTTCTGATCCTACTGATGCTGGATCTGGTACAGAAGTTAGTGGTGGCTCATATGCTCGTAAATCAGCAACTTTCGGAGCACCTTCTAATGGTGTTTCTGCAACTAGCGCTGATATTACTTTTGATCAAGCTACTGCATCATGGGGAACTATTGGCTGGATTGGCATTTTTGATGCTTTAACTACAGGCAATTTGCTTTATCATACACCTTTGACCACATCAAAAACTATTGATACTGGCGATATTTTCAAGATTGCATCTGGTAGCTTAACTGTTACATTGGCATAATGGCTTTAACTCTCGAACAGTTAGATCAGTTCGGGACTTTAGAGCAAGTACCATACTCATTTGATCATACTTGGGAAGTAGACGAAGTATGTGGTGATTGGCGATTGGAGGACATGGATTCTTTAGGGAATCTAGATACTCTTAAAATATCGTTTGATGATCCAGTATGGCTTACTTTATGCGTTAAGTTTCCTGGAGCTGCGGTTACTGCGGATGCAAGCGTAGTAGCTGATGGAGTTCGTGTACGATCTAGCGCTGCCGATATAACCGCTAATGCAGATGTAGTTGCTGCTGGAACTAGAGTAGCAGTAGGAAGTGCTGCAATTGATGCAACTGCACAAGTGGTAGCAAATGGCTATGCTATTAGAAGCTCATCAGCCTCAATAGATGGCTCTGCAAGCGTTGTAGCTGCTGGAATAAGGGTAGCAGTAGGAGAAGGAGTAATAAATGGATATGCAAGCGTTGTTGCAGCAGCAACAGCAGTATTATCGGGATCAGGCGCTATCAATTGTCAAGCGGATGCAGAATCAACTGGCATACGGATACGGACTGCTATCGGTGCAATTGAGGCAAGTGGAACAGTTAGCGCAAATGCTATTCGTGAAAGAACAGCAGAAAGCGAAATAACAGCAACAGCTACAGTTACAGCATTAGGTGGTGTTGAATATTCTGGTGATGCTGATGTAGAAGCGTATGCAATTGTAGATGCTTCTGGAGTGGCTATCTACTCTGCAACTTGTACGATAAATGGTACAGGTCTTGTAGAGTGCTATGGTCATGTGATGGGCGATGAATGGACTGCGGATTCCATAGGATCTGAGTCTTGGACACCAAGTTCAGTAGGATCTGAAACATGGACAGCAGCATCTGTTGATTCCCCTAATTGGACACCTATTACACCTTCTAGTGGTGGATGGACAAATAATAATATTGGATCTGAAACATGGCACTAAGCAGAATTACATTAGGAGAGTGGACTCCAGACCAACCAGGTCTTACAAATGGTTTACAAAGAGCCGAAAATGTCTTTCCAAAAGCTAATGGTTATGGGGCAGTTCCAACCGTTGTAGATTATTCTGGTGAAGCATCTGAAAATCTAAACAATGTAGTAGCTGGTCGCACAACTGTTGGTGGTACTATTTTGCTTGCTGGTGGAGCTACAAAGTTATTCCGTTTAGATCAGGCTGATTTGTCTATGGATAACATTTCAAAATCAGGTGGCTATACAACTCCTACGGATCAACGCTGGCGATTTACACAGTTTGGAGATATGGTCATTGGAGCTAATGGCTATGATAAGCTACAAGGCTACAATGTTAATAGCTCCTCACTTTTTGCTGATTTAGCTGCTGATGCACCTACTGCAAGATATGTAACAATTGTGCGTGATTTTGTAGTAGCTGGAAACATTCAACCAGATAATCCAAATAGAGTGCAATGGTCTGCTTTAAATGATGAGTCTAGCTGGACTCCTAGCGCAACAACTCAAGCTGATTATCAAGATATTCCTGATGGCGGTACTGTAGTTGGTGTTACTGGTGGCGAGTTTGGTCTTGTATTGATGGATCGCTCTATCTATCGTATGAGCTATGTTGGCAGCCCATTGGTATTTCAATTTGACAATATCACTCGCAATTTAGGCTGCTATGAGGCAAATTCTGTAATACAGTATGCTGGAATGACATTCTTCTTGGGTGATGATGGCTTTTATGCTTGTGATGGTCAGCAAATTTTGCCTATTGGAAATGAAAAAGTAAATCGTTACTTTTTTAGTAATGTAGATCAAGGCACATTGTATTTGATGTCTGCTGCTGTAGATCCAGCTAAAAAGCTCATTATTTGGGCTTATGCATCACAAAATTCTGCAACTGTAGATAGGTTAATTATCTACAATTTTCAGACACAAAAATGGTCTAGTGCGACTACAACAGTAGATCGTATTGCAAGCACTTCTACTCCAGCAGTAACGCTAGAGGGTATGGATGCATATGGAAACCTAGACACCATTATGACTAGCTTTGATAGTCGTTTATGGCTTGGTGGTAGATTGCAATTGGCTGGTGTAAATGAAAAGAAAATTGTTACATTTACTGGAGCAAATGCAACACCATATTTAGAAACTGGAGATATTGAAATTCCAGGAGCTACATCTGCAATTACAATGGTTAAGCCACTTGTAGATAATGGTTCTGCTGATGTTGCAGTAGCAACAAGAAGATTATTAAATGAAACTGTAAGTTACGGAACTCCAGCAGCGTCTGATGCAGAAAATCGTGTATCTATCCGTAGCGTAGGTCGCTATCATCGTCTACAATTATCTCCTACAGGGTCGTGGACAACTGCGATTGGAATGGACATTGAGTTGAATGGTTTAGGGACTAGATAATGTATAGACGATTACCTCCTTTTGGTGGAGATCAGCGAGCAGTCGCTGAAGTCGTTAATAACATTATGGATGGCAAAACCAACAATACTGGTTCTGTAACACTAGCTACAAGCGGTGCAACTTCTACAACTATTACAGATGCTCGTATTGGTGTAGATAGCGTTATTTTATTAATGCCAACGGATGATATTAGCGCATCTGCTTATTATCCATATGGCGCTTTTCAAGACACAACAGATCAAACGATAAGCAGCACAACAACTGCTTATTCAATGACATTTAATACTACAGATTATTCTGAAGGCGTTACTTTAGCAAGCGGATCAAGAATTACTGCTGGATACTCTGGTTTATACAATTTGCAGTTTTCTGCACAATTTCAAAATACAGACAGTCAAGCGCATGATATAGATATTTGGTTTAGAAAAAACGGTTCAGATGTTGCTTCAAGCAATAGTCAATTTACTGTTCCAAGTAAACATGGATCTGTAGATGGGCATTTAATTGCAGCATTAAACTTTTTTATTGCATTAGCTAAAAATGATTATGTAGAAATTGTTTGGGCTGCTGCAAGTACAACAGTATCTTTAGAAACAATAGCAACACAAACAAGTCCAACAAGACCATCAACACCATCTGTAATAGCAACACTTAGTTATTTATCTTCTAATGGCTACACAAGCAATATATTTACAACACCATATATTTCTTCTGTAACCAACGGAAGTGCAGTTATTAGCCATCCAGCTAATAGTATCTCAGGCAAAACATTTAAATACATAGTAGTAGGATAAGGAAAACTCATGGCAACCGTAAGCACAACATCGTCAATTGATCCAGGCATATTGCCCTATATCACGACTGGTTTAGAGCGAGCTAAAACTCTATTCTTAGGCGATCAACAGCCAACAATGTATCCAGGGCAAACTTATGTAAGCCCATCTCAGGAAACATTAACTGCTTTACAACAACAGCAAAATATTGCTCAACAGCAAAGCCCTACATTACAAGCTGCCCAAAATGCTTATATACAATCATATGGTGGATTAGGCGCTACTGCTGCTGGTAGCTTTTTGCAAGGTAATCCTTATCAGCAACAAATGGTAGAAGCTGCTACAAGACCATTGGTAAATCAATATAGCAATCAAGTATTACCTGGTATTGCAAGCCTTTACTCTAAATCTGGTCGTTATGGTTCTGGCGCTATGCAAGGTGCATTAGGACAAGCTACAGAACAATATGGTCGTGCTTTGGGCGATGTTTCTGCAAATATTGTTGGAACACAATATAACCAAGAAAGAGAAAGACAGCAGCAAGCAATGATGGGTTTAACTAATTTAGCCCAAGCTGCTCCTAGCATCTATGCTCAACAGTATTTGCCTTCACAGCAATTAGCCCAAGTTGGAGCACAAAGAGAAGCTATTGCTGCTCAACCTTTACAAGAAGCTATGCAGCGTTATTCTTTTGGTCAGCAATTACCATACCAGCAGTTATCTGGCTACTTATCATCTGTTTATGGTAGCCCTACTGCAAGTTATGGTTCTACTAGTCAAAGTATGTCTACCAATCCAACTGTAGGCGCAATTGGTGGCGCTTTAAGTGGTGGATTGTTAGGTTCAGCAATGGGATCTGCATTTGGAAGCCCTTGGATTGGTGCTGGTTTAGGAGCTTTAACTGGTGGATTATTAGGTAGCAGACCTTAATGCTTGATGGCATTACATATCAAGAAGAAAGTTTTAAAGATTTTATTGTAGAGTTTGATGCTTTATTAAAGCCTCACATGGCAGAAATAAATGTGTCAGAAAGATTGGGATTTAAGTTTAAGCCTGATTACAATAAATATGTAAAGTTGCAAGAAGTAGGAGTTTTAATAGTAGTAACTTGTAGGCATCATAAGAAACTGATTGGATATACAGTATTTGGTATTACTCCTCATATTCGATATGGTGATTGCAATTTGGCTAAAGAAGATTTGTATTACATTGTTCCAGAATATAGGGGCAAAGGTATAGGTAAACAGTTGTTTATAGAAACTGAAAAAGTATTAAAAGATAAAGGTGCAAATCAAATTATTTTTACTACTAAAACCTATAGCGATAACAGTCATATTTTGGAAAAATTAGGGTATGAGTTTTTTGAAAAATCATTTACTAAGAGAATATTATGAGTAGCGGAAACGATTACAACTGGGAGATGACGGGAGCGCCAGACCCTAGCGTTGCATGGACTGATCCCAATGCTGCTGAATCTTGGAATAATTATGTAGAGCAAAAAAATGCTGAAAGCGGTGGTGCTGGTCAGCAATTGCCAACTATTAGTCCAGAAGGTGTTTATGTTGCTCCAGCAGCCCCTACAGAGCCTCCATCATGGTTAAGACCAGAAGATTATGTAGCTAGTGGTTTTGCTGCTCCATATACAGCACAAGAAATTGCTCAAAAAGTTGCAGCAGAGAATATTCGTTATGGATATGCAAACACTCCATATGCATCTGTTCGTGGAATTTCTGATCTAAGCGGTGGCGAATATGTAGTAAACCCAGAAACAGGCAGATTTGTATTAGATCAGTCTGGTAATCCAATTCCTGTACCAAGACCCAATCTTTCTGGTACTGGATTTGGTGATTTTATCGCAGATAAATTAATTCCAGGATTAATTCTTGCTGGTGCTGCTGGTACTGGTTTAGGAGCTGCTGGATTATTGGGTGCTGGCGCTGCTGGCGGTACTGCATTAGGCGCTCCAGCATTAGCATCTACAGGAGAAGTAGGTTTATTATCAAACCCTTTAGTTTTAGCTGCTGTAAAAGGCTCTGGAATGGGTGCTTTAACTGGCGGTGTTACATCTGCCTTAACTGGTCAAGATGCGCTTAAAGGCGCTTTAATTGGTGGCGCTACTGGTGGTATTTTAGGTGGTGGTGAAGCTGCACTATTCCCAGAGGCAGCACAATGGGCGCAAGGATCTGTTACTAACGCTGGTTTGTTGGGTGCTGGTCGTGGTGCTGCTGGTGGTGCAATTAATACATTACTAGGCGGTGGTGATCTAAGTAAAAATATTACTTATGGAGCTGGACTTGGTGGAGCATTAGGAGCTGGAACGGAATATTTCTTCCCATCTGCACAAGCTCAAGCCAATCAAGGCGAACCAAGATGGGCAAGTATTCAAGATTCGTTACAAAACGCTAATCAATCTTTAGATTATTTTAATAACTTAAAGTATGGCGATGTATCAAATATGGGATATGCTGGACAGCCTTATTCTGGAGAAGGTTTGAATCCAGCAGTAAGAACTGGTGGTGGATATGATGTATTAAATCCAGAATATATTACTAATCGTGGCGCTTATGGTGCTGGTGGATATAAAGGTGTTGGTTTAGATCCATCCATTGAACAGTTATATAGCGGATTAGGTTTAAACCCTAATCTTAACTACAATACTGCTGGATTAGCTAATACTGCTGAAGCACTTTCTCAGGCATCTGGTGTAGACATTAATCGTGCAGAGTTTGCTGGTCGTGGTGGTTTAACTGCTGATCAAGAAGCTGCATTAGATCGTGCTTTGACTGCTGCTGATTATCCAACAGCATCTAATTGGTTTAGTGGTTTAGGTAATTTAGGTGCATTGTTAGGTATGGGCGCATTAGGCAGAGGCGGTGGCGGTGGTGGTGGAACAAAGATTCCTGATGCTGCTGGCGGTTCATTTGTACCAAAAGGAATGGTAGATTATTCTGGAATCCTTAATTTTTTAGCACCAAAAAGCTCTACAAGAGCATCTTTATTAGGATAAGAAAATGGCATTTGAAGATATAGCACCTGGAGTATTTGGTCAATTCCCTGATATGGCTGGAGCATTATCTCCAGAACAAGCTCAAGCATTACAGTCTAATGCTGCTAAACAAGCATTATTAGCAAGCGCTGTAACTATGCTAGGTATGTCTGGTTCTCAACGAGTTCCAGTAAGCACAGGACAGGCAATTGGCGCTGCATTAGGTGCTGGTTTGGGTGGCTATCAAGGATCTTTTGATAATACGCTAAAGCAAATGATTGCTGCACAGCAAATGCAAGAGTATCGTAAAAAAGCAGATGCTCGTTCTGCATATGAAAAAGCTCTTGCTGGTGCTACAACTATGGAGCCACAAAATATTCCAATGGCGCAAGGTCAAGGATCTCAATTAGAAATGCTATCTAGACCTGAGTATGGTGGCGGTATGGCTGATGTAGAAACTGTTGGAGCATTAAAATCTAATTTGCCAATGGTTAAAAAAGTAAATCCTGATGTTGCTAATACTGCTGCATTAGACTATTTAAGATCTACAGATCCAGCTAAGTATTTAGAATTGACTGCTAAAGCAGAGGCAACTCCAGCAGAGCTTAAAAAATATCAATATGCAGTAGCACAAGGATATAAAGGATCGCTTTTAGATTTTGAAAAAGAATTAAGAAATGCTGGAGCAGCTAGAACTGTTTTAGATATGACAGGCGGTCAAAAAGGTTTTGAAAATGAAATGAAACTCAGAGGAGAATTTAAGTCTGAGCCTGTATATAAAGCCTATACAGAAATGCAATCTGCTTATGGTCAGATTAATGATGGATTAAGTTCTGCTTCCCCAGCAGGAGATTTGGCTGCTGCTACTAAATTTATGAAACTATTAGATCCAGGATCAGTAGTTCGTGAATCTGAATTAGGCATGGCTATGTCAGCTACTGGGCTTGCAGATAAAGCAAGAAACTATGCTCAATTAAGATTAAGTGGTCAAAAATTAACACCAGATCAAAGAGCAGATTTTAAGAAAGTTTCTGATGATCTTTTTGCGACAGCTACATCCGTTTATAATCAAAAGCGTAATGAACTTGTGCAACAAGGATCTGGATATGGTTTAAATGCAGAAAGAGCTTTAGGCGCTCCAGCAAAAATGCCAAACAAAAACATTAAGGTTAGCTACTAAAATGCCATATTCCATTACTACAGAAGATGGGATCACAATTGAGAACATTCCTGATACAGTAGACCCTAATTCTAAAGAATTAAAAGATCGAGTATCCTCTTTGCGTGGTGGAGAAATTTCTCCTAAAAAGCAAGAAAAATCTACTATATCTCAGGATATAGAATCAAGTATTAAAGATATCCCTCGTCAATTAGGATTAACAGCTAGAGCTGCTGCAACTGGGGCTGCTGGTTTACCAGTTATGGCTGGAGATGCAATAAATAGCTTAATTAATATGATTACTGGCGGTGTCAATAAAGTTGCTGGTACAGATATTGGTCAGCTACAAATGCCAAGCCAATCTCTACAAAAAGTATTGACTCAAACTGGTTTGCCAGAGGCATCTACAAAAACTGAGCGAGTTGTGCAAGATGTGGCTTCTGCTATGTCTGGAGTTGGTGCTCCAGCAGCAGCAGTATCAAGACTAAATCCAAATGTTATTACTCAATTCTTAACAGAAAATCTACCATTACAAGCTAGTGCTGCTATTGGTGGGGCTGGTGCTTCTGCTGCTGGTAGAGAATATGCTGATGTAGGTGCTGGCGGTCAGGCTGGATTAGCATTATTAGGAGGTGTATTAGCTCCTGGAAGCGCTGCTGGTGGCGCACAAGTAACTGGTCGTGCAGTTAAAGAAGTTGTAAGACCATTTACTCAAGGTGGTAGAGAAGCAATTGTTGGTAAAGTATTAGAACAATTGGCAAATGCTCCTAAAGGATTAGCACAGCGCTTAGAAGAATACCAGCCTACTATTGGCGGTTATCAGCCTACTACTGCACAAGCAAGTCGAGATGTAGGATTAATTGCTGCTGAAATTCCTATTCGTGCAATGGATACAACAGGACAATTTGCAGCACAAGCATCTCAAGCAAATAAAGCTCGTATGACCATTTTGGATCGTATGGCTAAAGATCAAGATGCTGTAGCACAGGCTATTGCAAAGCGTGATGAAGTTACTGCTCCTTTGCGTGAAGCTGCATTTAAAGCATCTAAACAAACTCCAGAGCAGATTCAATCTGCTACTTCTTTAATTGTTAATAAACAAATTGATGATATTTTAAATTCTGATGTTGGTAAGCGTTCTACAGTTAAAAATGCTATGGAATTTGCTAGAAATTCAGTAAATAGAGCAAATACAGTAGGATCTTTGTATGAGGTTCGTAAAGACTTAAGAGCTGCTGCTCAAGGTTTATTAGATAAAGAAGGTTCTGCATACAGTCTTGCAAATAAAGAACTTAATACCGTTATTCGTGCTGTAGATGATGTTATTGATTCTTCTGCTCCTGGATATAAAGACTATTTATCTAAATATGCTCAAGCAAGTAAAGGCATTGAGAAATTAGAGGCTGCTCAGACATTTAGATCTAAGGTGTTATCTACAACTCCTGATCCAATCAATGTTGGTGATTACATGATTTCTCAACCTAGTTTCCAGAGGGCTATTCGCTCTACAGCTAAAGATACTAAATTATCTGAAATGCAAGTTCGAGTCCTTGAAAAAGTTGGTCGTGATTTAGATGATGGTGTTTTAAATCGTTCTGGCAAAGTGCCAGGATCAGATACATTTAAAAACCTATCTACTGCCAATGTGATTGGTGGAATTATTGGAAAGCAAATGTTTGGAGAAGTACCATCTGCTGTTAATAAAGCAGTAGCTCCTTTAAACTGGCTTTACAACGGAACAGACGATCAAATCAGAGAGCTTTTGGTTCAATCTATGTTAGATCCTAAGTTGGCATCAAAATTGCTTACAAAGGCTCAAAACACAAATGTAGAACCTTTAAGTAAAGAGCTTCAGAAAAAAGCTATAAGCATTGGTTATGGTGCTGCTTTTGGCTTATCAGAATAATGTATTGAATCTATAATAGGAAAAATCATGGCATATACTAAATACTCACTTACTCCAGCAGACAATAACGCTGCTCCTCCAAATGGCGCTCCAGAGGGTATGCTTCCATCTGGTGTAAATGACACCATGCGAGATATGATGGCGCAGATCAGGGACTGCGGAGATGGTATTCGTGGTGGTACATATACCATGACTGCCCCAGTCATTACTGGTGGTTCTATCTCTGGTATTACCGATTTAGCTATTGCTGATGGTGGCACAGGAGCTTCTACTGCTGCTAATGCTCGTACTAATCTTGGATTGGTAATTGGTACAGATATTCAAGCCTATAACGCTAATAATGCTGTAACTAACGCTGTTCAGTCATTTACTGTAGCGCAGCGTGGCTCTATTACTGCTTTAACAGATGGCGCAACAATTACTCCTGATTTCGCTGCTGCTAATAACTATAGCCTAACAATTGGTGGTAATCGTACATTAGCCAATCCTACAAACTTAACTGCTGGTCAGTCTGGCGCTATTGTTATTACTCAAGATGGTACAGGCTCTCGTACTCTTGCTTATGGTAGCTACTGGAAGTTCTCAGGTGGCACAGCTCCAACACTAACAACAACTGCTTCTGCTGTAGATGTGCTTGTATACTATGTAGAATCATCTACTCGTATTACTGCTAAACTCTTATCGGATGTCAAATAATGATTGTTCCAGGATCAGCTAGTCCACTATTAACTACAACGGATGGTGCATATTCTATTGCTAAGTCTTTACGACTTAGATCTAGCGCTACTGCTTATTTAAGCAGAACTCCAGCAAGCGCTGGAAGCAGAACAACATGGACTTGGAGTGGATGGGTAAAAAGAGGCGCATTATCAAGTCTATATTGTATGTTTGGTGGAACAAGCTCTACATCAAATGCATATAATACATTTCGTTTTCAATCTGATGGAAGTATTGATATGCAGCAATATGTTGCTGGTGTATCAACTGATTTTCAAGTTAGAACAACTGCTGTATATCGTGATCCTAGTGCTTGGTATCATATTGTATTTACATATGATTCTACTCAAGCAACATCAACAAACAGAATTAAATTGTATGTAAACGGATCTCAAGTTACATCGTTTCAAACAACAACATATCCAGCTCAAAATACAACAAGTTATTTTAATAATAATACTGTTCAATATATTGGCACAACAACATATAACGGAACAACAGATCAACCTTTTGATGGGTATATGTCTGATGTTAATTTTATTGATGGTCAAGCATTAACAGCATCATCCTTTGGTGAAACAGACTCTTTAACTGGAGTATGGAAACCAAAACAATTTAGCGGTACATACGGAACAAATGGCTTTTATCTTAAATTTACAGATGTAGCTACAACTAGCGGATCTAATGCTGGTCTAGGTAAAGACTTTAGTGGTAATGGCAACTATTGGACTACTAATAACATATCTGTTACTAGCGGTGCTACATACGATAGCATGAAAGATGTACCAACGCTAACAGATGCTAATACTGCAAACTATGCTGTTTTAAATGCAATAGCCAATCCAGCAACTCAAAGCAATGGAAATCTAACTCTTACTGGTGGAGATAAGTTTAGTATTTCAACTATTGGCATGAGTTCTGGTAAATGGTATGCCGAAATGACAGTTACTACCGTTGGATTTGAAAGCTCTTGTGGAATAAGTAATCAGCCATATAGCGGAACTTATAGTTATGTTGGTGGAATATTAAGTGTTGGTACATCTTATGGATACTATTATAGTGGTTCAAAATATACAAATGGTACTGGTACAGCTTATGGGTCATCATATACAAGCGGAGATGTAATTGGAATTGCTTTTGATGCGGATGCTGGAACTCTTACATTTTATAAAAACAATACTAGCCAAGGAACAGCATTTACTGGACTTACATCAGGACCATATTATTTTGCAATGTCTGGAAGAACAGCCACTACACCAAATAATGTATCAATTAATTTTGGACAACAACCATTTGTATATACACCGCCAACTGGTTATGTTGGTTTAAACACATATAACTTAGCAGACAGCACTATTAAAGCTGGTAATAAGTATATGGATGCTACTTTATATACTGGTACAGGATCATCTTTATCTGTAACTAATGCTGGTGGATTTAAACCTGATTTGGTTTGGATTAAATCAAGAAGTGCTGCTACATCCAATAAATTAACTGATTCTGTAAGAGGAGCTACAAAAGGATTAATTTCTGATACTACAGGTGCAGAAACTACAGATACAAATGGTTTAACTGCATTTGGCTCTAGTGGATTTACAGTAGGAACAGATACAAACTATAACAATAATACTTCTACCTATGTTGGATGGCAATGGCAAGCTGGACAAGGATCTACATCTTCTAATACAAATGGAACTATTACATCTACAGTAAGCGTTAATGCTACTGCTGGATTTAGTATTGTTACTTATACAGGAAATGGTTCTTCATCCGCTACCGTAGGACATGGATTAGGAGTTACTCCATCAATGGTAATTACAAAAGGAAGAAGTGCAATTGTTCCTTGGATGGTTAAACATAAATCACTTTCATCAAATAATAATCTTTTATTACACGCATCAGATGTTCAAACAAATGTTACAACTGGTTTTACTGGCGGTGGTATAGCAGACTTATCAAGCTCCTCAACATTTGGATTTTTAAATGGTACGGGCGCAATTTGTGATAATTCTAATAAAAGTGGTGTTACTTTTGTAGCTTATTGTTGGTCAGAAATAGCTGGATTTTCTAAATTTGGTAGTTATTTAGGCAATGGTTCTGTTGATGGAAATTTTGTTTATTTAGGATTTAAGCCTAAGTTTATTATTATTAAAAGAATTGATTCTGCAACAAATTGGGTATTAAATGATTCAAGAATAAATTCATATAATGTAACTACAGCATATGATTATCCAGGATTAAGTGCTGCTGAAGCTACTGGTGCAGTAATTATGGATATTGTTTCTAATGGTTTTAAATTAAGATGCGATCCAGCAACATATACAGGATTTAATGCAAGTAGTGGAACATTTATATATATGGCATTTGCAGAAAATCCATTTAAAAATTCTTTAGCGAGGTAATTATGTTTTATTCATCAACAGACGGACAATATATTCAAGAAGGTTCAGCATTTGAGATTGCTGGAACTCAATATCCTTCTAACTGGCTTAATCTATCAACTCCAGAAGATAAATCTGCTATTGGCTTAGAGGAAGTTGTAGCTACAAACTCTCCAGCTAATGACAAATTTTATTGGGTTAGTGAAACATTGAATGGTGCATCTTTAACTTATACAAACACTCCTAAAGATCTAGATCCATGTAAAGATAATGAAGTATCTGCTACTAATGCTGCTGCTTACTCTATCCTATTATCTAGTGATTGGATGGCTACTAAAGCATTTGAAACTGGTACTACAGTAGCTCCTGAGTGGGCTACATGGAGAGCGCAGATTCGCTCCCAGGCTGCTACTCAGATTGCAGCTATTGAGGCTTGCACAACAATCGAACAACTGGCTGCATTGCCAAATGTAGATTGGGCTAAAGATCCTAATGCTCCTGTAGATCCAGCATAATACTTTAAGAGGGTGTTATGAGCGATTTGCGACTCGGTAGGATCGAAGAAAAACTAGATAAACTTGCCGATGCAGTCGTAAGTCTTGCTCGGATGGAAGAACGGATGCTCACTCTGTTTAAGCGGATTGAGCAATACGAAACTCGTCAAGATAAGATAGAAGTCAGAGTAACTGATCTAGAGCTAGAAGATGCTGGCAAAAACTCTGTTATACGAATTATAGAAAAAGCAACATGGCTCGTACTCGGAATCGTATTGGCTTTCTTCACAGATATTTTAAAAAGGTAGCCCTATATCCTAATTGGAAACAGATCATCCGCAAGGCATGGTCTATCCGATTTATGACTATGGCTGCTGTTTTATCTGCTTGTGAAGTAGTGCTTCCATTGTATGAAGATACAGTACCTAAAAATCTTTTTGCTACGCTATCTTTCTTTTTTGTTAGTGCTGCTTTTATTGCTAGGATTGTGGCTCAACGGGATGTTTAAAAGACAAGACATAGCTGCTATTAGCCTATCGGCAACTGCATTAGTCGCTATTGCTTTACATGAAGGATATAGAGAAAATGCTTATGTACCCTTGGATGGCGATAGCCCTACAATTGGTTTTGGAACTACATCTGGAGTTAAGTTGGGAGATC